GGGCATTGCGCGGATGAGGTAGCGCCGCCGCCCACACTGCCCAACACTAGCGCTCGCACTTATTACATGTGGGCAGACATACAACTAATAGCACGCGCGCATGCGATCGACGCACTATATGTTGTGTGTTGTATGTGTGGTGTGTGAGAGACAGTCCCCCGGCAATTCCCAAAGGCGCACTCACACGATTGGCCTGCGGGCGGGGAGAGAGCGCCGTCACAAGCCCCTCACACGTGTGATTTGTGTGAAATGCGTGCGCGCTATTTGAGTACTTGTGTGTATATGTGTATATGTAGTTAAGTACCTAATAAAAATAAAAAGAACGCCTGCAGTGTGCTTGTATATATCACACACATGCAGGCGCTAAGGTTACTTCCACTACAACACAACACATATAGTATAGCAGCTTCACACATCACATGCAAGTACAAACGTCGCTCTGCGTCGCTAGGCTGCTAACCGGCACTTCGTGCCGGATTTATACACTGTATATATAGTAAGTAAGTAAATAACCGCTTGACATGGTTGACAAAATGAGCATTCTGTGCTAACTGGACTGATCGTCACAACGTCAGGAGTGCATATCATGCCAGCATGGGCCGGTGGTTGGGATAACGTATTCGGTGAGCCGTATGCACCGACGCTGCAGTTCACAGCAACAATGCGTGGTATGGCGCGTCTCGCTGCATCGAGCGGTGGTCAGAACTTTGCAGAGGTAGGTCGCGCACTTGCTGCGTCTGGACCCGGTGCAACTACTGTAACATCACACATGCAGGTCGCTGCAGTGCAAGCAAATGGCTTAAACATGGGTGGTCAACGACCGATTGCTGAGTATTTTGACGTACCATCGCGTGTTACTACGAATGTTGACAAAGAAATCTTCCAAGCACAGATGACACCACGCTTCGCACCTGCTGTTTACCCTGTTGAAAAGAGCGGTAACAGTGGTGGCGGCATGGCTGGTACTGTCAACAAGTCATAAACACCACAACGCGGGGGTAAACGCGCATGGACTTAGGACAAATGGGCGTGACGCCCGAGATGATACAGTCTATTGCGCAACAATTAGGGCTAGACCCTGATGCGTTGATGCAACAAGCGCAGCAAAACCCCGAAGTTGTGCAGCAAATAGCACAAATGGTCGCAAATAGTACTGCTGGTGGTGAAGGTGCTGCTAACACCGAAGGTGCAGTACCCGAAGCTGCCGAGGAGGAGGCAGAAGCAACAACGCCACCTCCTGCAGAGGAGGAAGCGGCGGAAGGTGAAGCAGCCCCTCAGCAACCGCAGTCTGCCGCTCCCACTGCTACAGCAGATGAAGGCGAGGATGGAGGCGATTTACCACAGAATGCACAACTAGCAGCAGGGAGAACACCACCGATGCCACCACGCGGTATGCCACCCGGAGGCGGTGGACAGATGGATGAGCTAATTAGCGCTGCAATGATGCAACAAGCAGGTGGTAATCCTAACATGCCTGTACCTAATGCATCTATGGGCCGTATGCCACGTCCTGCAATGCCATCATCGAGTGCTGGCGCTGCATCTACCGACCCTGCTGCCAAGGGTATGATAGCTAACATCTATCGTCAGATTGCTGCACAGAACAGCGCAGCAGATAAAACAGGTGTTCCACGTGGTCCGCGTGGTCCCGCAACGGCTGCATCGCCTGCAAGAGGTAGGCGTAAAAGTGCCTGATCTTCCATTAGCAAATGGGCTGGTGATTGACACAAAGACTGGCCAAGCTATACTGCCGAGCACGTCACCTGAGCAAGTCATACAGCAGCAAACTGCAAAGACAAAGCAGCAACCTGCCGATGCAAGCACACGGGGCCGTGATCGTAACAATCGTGTCATTCGTCGTGGTCTTATTGATCTGCCTGCTGACAATAGGGCAGTAACTACAGCAGGTGTTGTGTGGTTGTACTACACACTCGGCATCAATGACGCTGAGATAGCAGAAGCTACAGGGCTGAAGTTATCTCAAGTAGACATGATTAAGGGTCTACAGCTATTCACACAGCTTGATAACCTCATCAAGCAAAACATCGCAGCCATGCATCAAGAGGACGTGCAGAAGCGCATCGACGCTATGTCTGCTGATGTACTCACGAAGCTCGAAGACATCGTTGATGATATGGATACGAAGCCTGCCACACGTGCGCGTGTATTGATGAACATGCTAGACCGTGGTGGCTTTAGTCCAAAACAGGTGATGGAACATCGTCATTCACTTGAAGGTGGCTTGGTAATTCGCCACATACGCGAAGTAGCACAGCCTAAGCACATGCCTATCGTTGATGTTACACCTATGACGGAGGATGATGATGGCGATAGTACCGAATAAAGATGAACAAGGTATCAAAGCGAACGGCTTCTATGGTGTTGTAGATCGTAGCTACGAGACACCGACAACGTTTGCATCAGGCGTACCTAGTACTGCAGGGTACGTGGGAGAGTTGCGCGTGGATACAGCGACAGGCTCGGTGTATCGGTATATGGGACCAACGGCTGCTACAGCATGGGTAGAGACTAACATACGCTAATGGCACCACGTACACGTACTGTCAACGTAGCTGAGCGTCCTGAGCTGCTGTTGAAGGAGAACAGCTTACAGGATCGCTTTCTGCAATCAACAGCTAAAGTACAAGTGTACGGCGGTGGCTTCGGCAATGGCAAGACTACTGCTGCTGTAATCAAAGCGCTGCAACTTGCTGACTTATATCCCGGTAGTACTGGTCTAATCGCACGGTCAACGTATCCGAAACTGAATGACACCATACGTAAAGAGTTCCTGAAGTGGTGCCCTAAAGAGTGGATAGTCTCATTCGCAGTGGGACAGAATGGTGACAACATATGTCACTTGAAGAATGGCACTACGATCTATTTCAGATATATTGCGCAGCAGGGCACAAAGACTGAGAGCAGTTCATCCAACTTGCTGTCAGCTACGTTCGATTGGGTCATCGTCGATCAAGTTGAAGACCCTGAAATCACACATAAAGACTTCCTTGATTTGTTTGGTCGTCTACGCGGTCGCGCTCGTTATACTGGCGATAAAGCGAATATGCCTGTAACAGGTCCGCGTTGGATGATGTTGACATGCAATCCTACGGGCAATTGGGTATTCACTAAACTCGTGCGCCCACTGATACAATACAAAGACACAGGAGTGATAACAGACGACTTGATCTGCTTGCGTGATATTGACCGCAAACCTGTGTTGGATGAACACGGTAAGGCACAGCTACTAATCGAAGTCATCGAGGGTAGTACGTATGAATTGCGACATGTGCACGAAGCGGAAGGGGGTGATTTCATACAAACTCTGGAAACTATGTATCAAGGCCAGCAGCGCGATAGGTTTCTACTTGGCAAGTGGGTCGCGTATGAAGGTCTAGTCTACCCTCAATTTGATGTATCAGTGCACATGCTGCAAGAAGGTGACATACGCGCGCATCTTGATGGACTAATAGAGACGTATTATCAACCCACGTGGTATGAAGGATACGACTATGGGCAAGCGCAGGCTTCATGTTACACCCTCTCGTTCGTCACGCCTGATAGACACATTATCATCGTGGATGGATTTTATAAAAAGGAAATGCCGATTGATGATCAAGTAGCAGCTATACGTCGTATACGCAGCGAGTGGGGATTTCAAGCTGATGACATGCACAAAATCCTCGCTGACCCTAGTATCTTCGGACGTAAGACAGTTAACAAGCGCACCGTTGGTAAAACAGTCGCAGACATGTTCAAGGAAGATAACATCAACATGCGACGAGGCAACAGTGATGTTGCAAACGGCATTGTTAAAGTCGGTAGCTACCTCAACATCAATCGCACACTGCTACACCCTATTCGCCGCGTGGCAGGTTCACCGCGTTTGTTTGTTAATGCTAAGCTTGACTGGTGGCAGGATGAAGTGACTGGCTATTTCTGGCAGCAATCTACATCAGGTGAGCGCATTGACAAGCCGGTGGATCGCAATGATCATGCGATGGATAATTGTCGCTATCTGTTGAGTGATATGCCTGAACTAGGTCAGTACAAGATACCTGAAAACGAGCGTGTGCCATCGTGGATGCTATGGCAGGAACGCGATAGAAAAGCAGAAAATCCACGAGGTCATCGTTATGGCTGATTATCCTGAAGCTGGCGAAGAATACAACCGCACAGCCGAACCCGGTACATCGCAGGACGCTGCAGCCTTCAACTCGTATGAAGGCATCATGGCAACTGATACACCTGCTGAAGATGATCAACCTATCTACCGTGTTCTAGGTGAAAGCAAAATACCAGTCTCTAAACACCGCGGCCCATTGTGGCGTTCACGCTACGATCAGGGCAAATCAGCTATGAGGAAGAACGCAGATGCATGGGACGAAGCCTACCGCTACTACAGACACGATCACACACGCACTTCAAGTTCGCCACGTGAACAAGACGACCCTAGCGCAGGTAAACCACTGCAAGGATCGTTCGATAGCACTGAAAACTTGGTATTTGCGAATGTCTCCGCTCTCGTACCCATGCTTTTTACAAAAAACCCCGACGCTGAGTTCACTTGCGAGGACAAAGAGGACGAACCCAAAGCACGCATTGTCGAGAAGCTTGTCAATACACTGGCTGCAAAGAAAACTACACCGGGTCTTAACCTCAAGCGAAAGGTCAAACGCAATATTGTTAGTACAGCGCTATGCAACGTTGGTTGGTTCGAAGTTGGATACACACGGAGAGAACAATCAAGTGAAGTAGCGTTGGAAGAAATACAGAAGCTATCGCTGGCGTTGGAGAAAGCAACATCACAGAAGGATATCAAGGAAATTGAAGGCAAGCTGCTAGCGCTTGAAGAAACCATTGATATGCTGACACCACCGGGTCCGTGGGTGAAGGTGCGTCGTCCAGATCAAGTGATAGTTGACCCTACTGCAACAGAGTTAGACCTATCTGGCTCATGCAATTGGGTGATGGTTGAAGATTTGATGTACACCGCACTGCTGCGCGCACGGTATGGTCGCAAACGTCCGGGTACTGATGAATGGGAAAGCGTGTTCTCACCTACTGACGTGATCAAAGCTGGTGTAGGGCCGGATCAAGGTGATCGTGGTCAAACAGACAACTTTCAACTGTTCTCATACAGCACTGCAGAATACTCTAAGTATGGTTACACTGACCAGCGTGCGTTTTTAGCTGCTCAAATGACCAAAGTTGTATATGTGTGGGACCGCGTTACGCGACGTGTTGAATTGTATAACGCTAATGATTGGTGTTATCCACTTTGGGTGTGGGATGATCCTTATGCGTTGGATCAGTTCTTCACATGCGTACCGATGGAGTTTCACACTGACCCTATGACGATGTACGCTAAGGGAGAAGTGACATATTATTTAGATCAGCAAGACGACATCAACGTCATCAACAACGAGTGGTCGAAGGTACGTCGCTTTGCTGCTGGCAAAGTGGTATTTGACAAGAATAGCATTAAAGATGCAGGACTATTAGAGAGCTTGATAAACGGCACCATCGACACGAACAGCGTTGGCGTAGACCTGCCTGAAGGGAAGAAAATCAGCGATATCTTAGGCCCACTACTGCCGCCGTCTGCAGATGCAATCAAGTTCTTTGACAAGAAACCTGTAATGGAGAGTATTGACCGCTTATCAGGTGTAGCCTCAGTGCAGCGTGGTGTAGAGTACAAAACCAACACCACCAACAGAGCGATTGAGAGCTACGAGAGCCAAGTTCAAACACGTGCCGATGAAAAGATGGACGCTATTGAGGATAGCGTAGGCACAGTGTTGTGGTTAGTTGCACAGATGTGCATGCAGTTTATGACGAAGGATGAAGTCGCTACTATACTAGGCGATGCATTTGCAAAAGACTGGGAACAACAGGATGCTACAACTATACGCAAGCTATTTACTCCGCGTGTCGTTGGTGGCTCTACACTCAAACCAACATCACGTGCAAAGAAGGAACAAGCGCTGCAAATCTCGCAGATCATTGGTCAATTCACTCGCGCTACACCGATCGCTGCCGTGGTTGCACTCAAAGTGCTCGCAACAGCGTTCGACAATGTTGTGATAGCAAAGGAAGATTGGGAAATCATCTACAAAGGCATCATGAAGGAAGCTTCAGCACCATCGCCAGAGGAACAGCAAGCAGAACAACAGGAAGCGCAAGCGAACGAAGGCCAAGCTGAGCGCATGAACCAGCGTGTAATGCAAGAGCGCGAAGGTGCACAACAGGCACAACAAGCTGGCGGTGGTGGTGAACAACAAATTGACAATATAGCGTCAATTGTGCAAGAAGTAGCGAAGCTTATCGACGGGTTGCCACCTGAGATTAAGCAATCACTAGGTGTACAACTCGCACGTGGGAGAAGTGTAGCTGATATTGCTACGCAGATGATCCAACAGATGCAAAGTCAAGCTGTTGCATAGCAGGAGGCTACAATGCCGGGTGAAAAAGACGACTTGATGGATGCAGTAGGCCACTCGTTCGGTATACAAGACCAGCAACAGCCTACAGAACAGCAAGATGACGGTGATAGCGGTGGTGAACAAGGTCAAATGGACCTGCCACTGTCTCAACCACACCTAGAGCCTGAAGATACAGGTGGTCAACAGCAGACCGACAAACCTGAAACCGGCTCAGATCGTCACACACCTCAAACTAAGGCTAAAGACGACCAGCTCTTTCCAGATAAGCCCAAGAAAGGCCCACGTGGTGAGCTACTTGACGACAAAGGCAACATCGTCGCTTCAACGCGACGAGAGAAGCAGCTAGCGTACAACCTAAACCGTGCGCAGTATGCTGCAAACCAAGCTGGACGCGATGTACGTCGTCTACAGACGCAGTTACAAGCGTTCCAATCCTTCGACACGCAGATCAAGCAGAACAACCTCACACCTACACAGGTGAGCGAGGCACTGCAGCTACGTGCGATGGCAGAGAAAGACCCCATTCTAGCCGTGCGCGATATTGTAGCACGTGTACTTGCGAATGGCGTCACTATGGAACAGCTATTCGGCAACGATGCTGTACCAAACATCAACGCTCGCGTTATAACGAATGAGCTAGACAGACGACTTGGACCTGTCGAGCAGAAAGCTCGTAAGGAACAACAGCAAGAGCAGCTTAACGAACGTGCACAAGAGGCAATGGAGACGTTTGTAAACGAACATCCACATGCTGATACGCACGGTGTTGAGATCAGTGGCTTAGTAGCTAATCATGGTCTAACACCGGAGCGTGCCTACTTTGAATTACGCAGTTGGGTAGAACGTAGAGGCTTTGACTTCACTGCACCATTGAAGCCACAGATTGAGGCAGCTATGCAGCGCCAGCGTGGTAAGACAAACAATGGTAGTGGAGCGCAACAGCAGCAACGTAGGTCAACACCGGGCGAT